GAACGCGGTGACTGATGGCGGTGAGACGGCACTGCACGTTGCGAGTTACAGCGGACACGATGCGGTTGTGGACCTACTAATAAAGGCGGGGGCGGACGCGAACGCGGTGAATGATCGCGGTCAGACGCCACTGCATTATGCGAGTCTCAGCGGACACGATGCAGTGGCGGAGCTACTACTAGCGGCGGGGGCGGACGTTCACGCGGTGAATGATAGGGGTAATACACCACTCCAATTGGCGACTCGCTCTATAAATAATCCGGTGGCGAATCTGATACGGAAACACGTTGCCAACCAAAGCAAGTAAACAATTATATAGACTAATGGATAAAGGTAAGAAAACACCAGTTGAAAAGAAAACACTCAAGAAAGAGATTGGCATTAAACTAGAAGAGAAAGAGGTGTATTCAAAAGACGGGCAACTAATCGGAACATTCGACAGTAAGGGTGTTTTTAAGAATAAGTAAGTTATATAAACATATATACATATAATTATATAATTATAAAAACAATTGATTATTAAACATGACTATATTTAACACGAATATCTTTAATTGGCAACTATTTAGCTATATTGGATTATTTTTCGCCGTAATTTATAGAATACCACAAATCACAAAAATATATCGCACTAAAAAGGCAGATGATATTAGCAGTTATTCTTACCTTACTCACAACGGAGCATATATTTCATTTATCATTTATTTGTTCAGTACAGGAAAAGACAAAGAGGAGTGGGTTTTATGTTTATATTACGTAATTGGAATGTTTCAAAATATACTTATTTACACAATGAAGCGTTATTATTCTAGAAACAATCAAGTGATAGTATAAGTTTTAGTATTGGTAGGTATCTTTTTAATCACGTGTTGTAACTTAACGAATTAATAAATTAAAACCCACGCGCCAACCCATTCACCAACCCACGCACCAACCCACGCACCAAAGAACCCAGTAATTACAGATATATCAATTGTCAATAATATATTAATTGTCAATAATATATCAATTGTCAATAATAATATATTGATTAAATATAAATAACATTGAACTATATTAATATCGTGAAAATTGTAAAATATTTATGAAAATCTACTTAGTTTATATACATTATTTGAATCAACTTATCGACTGCTATTCCAAATATTCATTTCATTTATAATAATTATATCACCTGTCACGACTTCTTTTATATTTAATTCCAGTTAAAGGTCTGTCATCATTAAAATCATTCATTCCACCCGCCTTTGATTCGGCATCTTCTGCCCAACTATATTTTTTGGGGAAATCCTTAAAATCTGATTTATGATAACATATTGTATGTGTATCGGGAAAATATATATATTTTTCCCCAACTACAACTGGACCAGGATACATACCGAAATAATTTGAATAATATTTTAATACTTTATCTTTTGTTTCAAACAAAACTAGTTGCCGAGTTAACATTATATGTTTATTCTCAGTTAAACTTATTAATACACTATTAATATCTTTACCATCCTTTCCATAATATATTTTCTTATAGTTGGTTATTGTTTTTACTAATTTTGTATAAGCCATTGTCCAGTCTATTTTACTTATAAGAGAAAAATCTTTATACATGTTAGGATATATATCTCTACATATATTATCACGTGTATATATATAAATAGATTGTTTATTTGTATATATCATATATACATTCGTATATACACTACCTACACTATAAATAAATGTTTTTTTATAACCTTTATATTTACTATCTAATATTTTTTTATCAGGACCAAAAAATAAACCAGTGCATTTATTATTGTATTTTCTCCTATATCCGGTTGGTATTGTTATTGAATCATTGCTAAATATATTATACTTAACCCATGGATATAATAATTTTTCTTTAGGATTGTATATTCCAACGAGTGTTTCTTCCTTCTTATGATTATATATACCAAAATTTTTATAATCATATAATTCTGACTTAACAATACTAGTTTGTTTAATCTTATTACTTCCTTTATTAACACCCGTACCACTATCCTTAACCCACCTCAAACTTCCACTACTTACCTTCTTAACAATCCATTTGTTTCCATCACGTCCTTTACGCACTTCTCCCTCTTTCTCACCATGCGCACACCAACCAAGACCCTTAGGACTTGGTTCATCACCTTTGTATTTGCGTTTAGGGTCATTCTTACATGGGGGCATTATTATAGTATATGGGGATATAAAATTTATTTACCAAATAGTGATTTAACCTTATTTATAAACGAACGATTAAATAAATCAATCTGTCTTACATTCTTTAATCTATCTACTAATTCCTGTTTATTACTACCACTTGTTGTCACAGCATACATTTTTAATATTGTCTTTAATTCTTTTATTGACACATCATCAATAGTTTTGTGTCTAATCTCATTAAATTTTTGTAACGATATTTCTGGTTTTTCATTATAGTGAACAGACGTGAAAAATGGTTCTAATTTAAAATAATTATCGGATGAATATTCTAATTTTTGTTTTTCAGTTTTATATTTTTTATCAAAAAAATCATTGTTCGACATATATTTGATGCTATCATTGAAAATGTATGTATTGTTTTTACTAAACGCAATTGGATATGGAACGTCATTATTACCCACCGGAGAATAATATGATATAATATCATCAGTTGGTGTATTAAACTCGGCGACATCATATGAAATATATACATACTTATATTTACCAATTTGTAATAATATTGTATTTCCATCAAACTTCTTTCCATATCCTGCACTAAATTCGGTCATTCGAATTTTAGGACTTTTACCTATATGAATTTTAATTACGTTTTTATATTCTTTAACCAATTGTGTATACATCCAACTATTATTCATATAGTTCTTATAATCCAAATCAATATAATTGATTTGATGCTTGGTATTTATTTTATATATATAAATATTCTTATTATTAACATATACTAAATATGGCGTTGATCCGTTATAATGTGTAAAATATTTTTTAGATCGAGGGTGATTTATTTTTGGAGCAGTTTGTTTGGTTAAGAATTGTATATTTCCACAATATCTTTTTGTCATATCAGATGTTATTTTGCTTTTTATAAATCCATCAGGTATATCAGATGCTACCTTCTCAAATTTATTATAACTTATATACTTATATAAAGTGTTTTTTGGACCAGATAATCCCGTTAATGTCTCAATCTTTAAACGCCCAAATTTTGTTTTTTTACGATATATTACAAATTTACTACAATCAATTGTACTGGGTTTATTATCAGATTTAACTATCTTGATTTCTTTCTTAACACTATCCTTAACCCACCTCAAACTACCACTACTTACCTTCTTAACAATCCATTTGTTTCCATCACGTCCTTTGCGTATTTCTCCCTCTTTTTCACCATGCGCACACCAACCAAGACCCTTCGGACTTGGTTCATCCCCCTTATATTTGCGTTTAGGGTCATTCTTACATGAGGGCATTATATAGTATAATGTTAGATATAATATTAATTTATTCTATTATGTATTATTATCAACAATCACTTCTAATATTCTATCTACGTGTTCTGCTGAATATCAACCAATAAATGTTCGAATTATAGATAAGAAATAGATTAATATAAATACTGGTAAAACATCATCTAAAAGGTGTTGATCTCAAAACAATTCCATGATTTCCTTTTTGATTTTCATATTAAATCCTGTTTTTGTATAGAACTTTATGATTTGTTCAAATTGTTCATATGTAATTTTATAATAATATATTAATTCTTTCAAATATTTATAATTATTATACTTATATGTGTAATGTATACTCATTAATATGAATGTTTCAATGTCAATATAATCTATATATGGTTTACTAATATTCAATAATAATGTAACCACTTTAATCTTCCTATTTGTTTTCTGTGATAATTTATTAAATAGTCCAGAGAAATTAATGGTATATTCAATAATACTTGGTTTATATTTCATAAATTGACGATTAATAGGTATAATACTATAATATGGCATATATTCTTGTATGTCATAGTATTGATTCATTATAATATCCGAGTTATACATATCAGATATTATTAAATCCTCTGAACATTTAATAATAGTATCGAGTTTATTTCGAGCATTCTTATATTCAGTATTGATTAATATATTAATATAATTTTCATGTATCATTAACGGTACTAAAAATGGTTCAGTATAATATATATTTTCTAATCTTTCATATGAAAGGTTCCGTGTGAATATATCATTCATTGTCGAATATAAAAATATCTCATTGTCTTTTGAATATGTTTGTTTTTCAGACAATACTTTAATATTATTTTTCGTAGCAAGATGTATATCACTTAATAATAATATTGCACGCCTAACATCTTTATTACTATTGATAATCAATTGTTTATATACATCGGCACTTATACTTATATTCTCTTTATCAATAATATTATTCAAAAACTTTGTTATATTTGATTTCGTTGGTTGTTTAAGTATAAATTCTTTTGATAACTTACGTAATGTATTTATCTTTTTTTCGGTCGAGTTATTACAAGTTAATATAATAGGTATCCGTATTTTATCTTTCACACTTGGATTCTTTTTCTCTGATTTTTTAATAATATCTATTATATCATTTATATTACTCTTTGAACCTATTGCACTCATACTTTCAATCTCCTCTATTATAACCGCGGATTTTCTATTATCGTTCATAAATAATTCAAGCACATTTTTATAACGAATCGTATTATTCAATATCGTATTGATACTGTCTTTTAAATTTGACGAATCTATTTCAATAATTCTATAATTATATTTCTCAAGGACTAATCTTGCCAATAATGATTTACCTATACCTGTTTGACCAGTTATCATTATTATGTGTTTATCCTCGAGTCCTTTATGAACTGAATTAATATATTTATCTAATTCCTTTATAACTGTTTTATTACCGATTATTTCAGTTAATTGTTGTGGTTTATATTTATCTAACCATGAGATATCAGTCATATCATATATTATTATTATATTTATAAGTTATTATATTTATAAATTCATTACACATTTAGGTTGAGATGGACCATGTCCAGGTGACGGAGATGGTGGATGTGGAGATGGAGATGGTGGATGTGGAGATGGAGATGGTGGATTACATGTGGACTTACAAGTGTCTAGTGTCATTGTACCATTTGTTTCATCTATAATACACTCCCCCTTCTCACATTTATAATTCTTAATACAAGAAGATTGACATTCATTTAGTGGTTTTCCATTTGGATGCCGACCACAGTTCTTTTTACCAGTAGATGAATCTGACATACAAGAATATTTTGCTGGTAATGGGTGAAGTATACATTGTTTATGACAGTCTTCTAATGATTGCCCAGTTGGATCAATTTTACAACTACCTGATTGACAAGAATATTTTAGTGTAGGAGATGGAGATGGAGATGGTGGATGTGGCGATGGAGATGGTGGATGTGGAGATGGAGACGGTGGATGTGGCGATGGTCCAGGGCAAGTCAACTGACATTCGTCATAATTATTATATGTCCCATCTGGCGAAGGAAAACACGTCGTTCCGTCGCAACTATATTTAGGTGGTTCTGGAATATCACCTTCTGCGGAACATAGTGTATCCATACCAATCCAAGAACCTTGTAATTGTGGTCGTTCCCCACATCCTTGGATCCATCTACATCTCTCATATAATGCCTCTTCTTTCGGTGGCCACGTAGTGTAATTCTTGAATTTTCGAATATTGGTTGATTCAGTCATACATTTATGTTGTGTATCTAATTTAGTTATAGGAACATTATATATATTTTTACAAACTGTTCTGTCCTCATGATCTTCACCTAGATATGTCCAGTAATCAGGACATTTACCACCTATTTTATTCATATAAGAGGGTGGTGGCCATGCTACATCTGTATTTTTTTTTTTAACAGCATAAATAATTATAATAATGATTATTATAAATAATATAACACTAATTGCAATGCTAAGTCCATTCATATATATTAAATATATACATAATTAATAAGATAATTATTTAATTATATATAAGTTATGTAAAAAATTATGTTTCACTAGAACAGATTTTGTCCATTCCAATCCAAGTAGCGTCCATTGCACGATTTGGTGGTCCGCATTTTTTTATCCAATCACACCTTTGTTTGAGTGCATCGCCTTTAGGTGGCCATGTTTTATATTCTGGGAAATCTCTTAGATTGCTTCCCAAAATCTTACACCAGTCCGATTTCGTTGGAATATCATATGTATTCTCACATATATTACTACCATCGTTATCACCCATATATGTCCAATAATCGGGGCATTTACCTCCGAGTTCTTGCATAAAATCTTTAGGAGGCCATTGAATCTGAACTGGTTCCTTATTTCTTTTACTTTTTAACACAGCCCACCAAATAAGAACTAATATTATTAATACTATGATTATTATGACTGATGTAAGAAACATTGTATATATAATATATATATATTATTAATACCATGATTATTGTAAGAATACCTAAAAAGTGCTAGTAACAGACTTCAAATTACGAGTTCCAGCACTTGATACATTTGTTGGGTGTTGTAATGGAACAGGTAGTTTTTCAATAGAATCTATATATCCAATATACTGGTCTACCTCATTTATTATTTTTGGATAACACCAATCTGATACTAATTTATTCAAGAAATATACTTGTTTCTCAATATATGTCGTTAGATTTGGTGAATGTTGTAGATATATAGAACGCATTACAACTTTTAAATCCAAGTCGGATTGTCTACTAACATTGTGTTTCTTGTCTGTTTTCATATAAACCGTGTATCTTATTAAATTCTGTATATTTTCTACGTTTTCATCTGAAAAGAATTTAATACTAAGAGGTGAATGTTCTTGTATTCCATTTAATGCATTACATTTGAATGCATTTTTCTTATTATTTTGTTGTTCGAATAGTGGATATTGTTTCTTATGTTTTGAATTAATGCCGACTACTCTACCATTCTGTCTTTGGTTTTTTAATTTAAAATAATCAACGTTGTTTATCTTTTCAAACTTATGTATATTATGACTCATATTATAATATATTATAATATATAATTTTAATTTGTAAAAATCTTAATGTCTTAAACTGATATATATGTGTGTTAAAATTCTTACATTAAATTAAATTAATTTTCGCTTCAGTACTTCTTTAACAACATTGTATTTATCATTATAATCCGGATACTTATCAATAATAAGTATTTCTATTTCTTTAATATATGCCTTGAGTAAATATTTATTTAGATTTTTAATTTGTACTTCTTTTCTCCATCCTAATTTTGTCTCATCTATTATCATAATTAAGTTTCGTTTTTGTAGTTTTTGTATTTCTTTAACAACATTGTATTTAGTATCTTTATTTGGCGAATTATCAATAATAAGTATTTTTATTCCTTTATTATATGCCTTGACTAAATGGTGATTTAGATTACGGTTTCTGATATAATCTTTAATTCCTAATTGTGATGATTTTATTATTATTTTATTATTTGACATATATTTATAATACATATTTATAATATAGGGTAGTTACATTAATACAATTTCATAATAATCTTAATTCAACATAACACCTGTTGTAACAGTATTATTATGTTTTGTATCAAACAGTGTTTCTTTGAGAACATCAATTGATTCCATTATTTCTAATGTAATATTATGGTCTTGGTTTAATTCTAATATTCTACCATCGGGTGATAACAGTTCAATTTTAAGTTGATTAATATTATTAAGTGGATTATCATAAAAAAGATATTCATATTTATAGTTATGTATATTATAAGACGTTCCTTGAATACTACTTATATTTATCTTGGCAAACAAATGCCGGTCATTCATTTCTAATATATCATATGTCATATCACTATCTTTTATATAATTATCAACTATACACTTGGTATCGTTCGGAAAACAAGTGTTTTGACTGTATTGTTTAGTATTGGAGTCTAGTTTTTCATGTAAAACCGGGTAATAATATTTAGTAGATAACTTAGATGAAATGTTAGAAGTACTTCGCACCAATTGCCCCGCACAAATATCATCTGGTAATGTTGGGAATGATATCTTCAAAAATATAAATGGTACTGATTTAAATATATAATCACCCGTTTGCAACAATTGAATATCTAATAAATTACTCAATTTCGTATCCGTATTTTTATGGACAAACTTGAATGGATGTTCTTCGTCTATTATATCTGTTTTGTATTCTGATATATTCCATCCTAATATTGATAATATAGATATGATCGGGTCTACACAACTCACATCTGTTGTATAAGCAGGATTGAGTTGTAGTGCTTTTCTATTATCAAATTTATTCTTCAACGCAAATGCTCTTGCTTTTCCTATGACAGGTCTATGTACTCCATTTGTAAAATCATGCCACTTATAATATTTTAATTCAGTTAAAACAGCACCCAACTGTTTATCAAATACGATATAATCATTTTGACTTGGGTATAAATATACCGAATTATCATATTTAGGGAAACTATCTGTTCCAATTGTTACTGAATATTTATAATATTCAGTATATACCGGTTCATGGGTATTATTATAATTCGAGAAATGTTTATTCGGTGGAACAATACTAGAATCATACAACTCTGTTAGATTTAACATATCAAAAATTCCATTATTAGTAAATGGAATACCGGATATAATAATCGGGTTGTATAAGTGTTTATCGTCTAACTTCTCATTCACTATTATATAACATGATATCCTATTATCCAAATTAGTTTGTTTGATTGTTTGAATTCCTGATATATATATATTGTCGACTCTATTTATAATTGATGTGATTGATTTATGTGGATTAATATTAATATCGTAATTATGAGTGATATATAATGGGTCTATTTGAGTTCCTTGATTAAATAATACCGTATTCATATTATTTTTTAATTCATCTGACAAAGAAGTTGTTGTATAGAATCCTTCCGGTATTGATGTGGTAAATTCATTATCTAACGCACTTGATATATATAAATCTGAACTAGATGGAATTTCGGGGATAGGATTGAATGGTAATATAGTATATTTACAAGTATCAATTACATCATATGTTGGATATATCCATTTAATCATATTATTACGGTGATTTACAGGTGGTATAATCGCAGGAACATCAATATCAATTAATTTAATCTTATATATATTGGTGAAATCCTTACCGAGATTTATAATATAATTATTTGGAGCAATATATTTTGTTTTATCTCTATCATTGCTATATATAGACACCGCAGTTCTTGTTGATTTCCTATATTTATTTTCAACTATATCACTAACTGCCGAACTGAATATAGGTTTAATATTACTATTACTGGAAGATGGTGCAAGATGTGCTTTTTTTTTATCAACATTTATTTCATCCTTATGTCTGGTATCTTTGGTGACATACTCTTCTATCGGGTGTCTAATTTTATGAATGTGTTTTTGATATTGTTTAAAATTTTTGCTATGTTCAATAAGATTCTTATTACTTATTACATTAGTATTTTGGAACTGATTTGTATATAATAAGTCCTGTGGATTCATTTAATATATTATAGTATTATTATATTAAATTATTTGCATTGTTACAAAATTATTTGTTTAACGATAGTATCAGATAACAATATCATCATACTCAACTCTTTCTTCTACAGTTGGATTAATCATCGCCTTTAATGTCTTTCTAAACGCAACCCATTCATCAGTTGAATACCATACTTCTTTGAATATTTTATCTTCTTTGTTTTCATAAAAATCAGGTAATTCTTTATATACTCGTTTAAATCGTTGTCTATATTCATCATAAAATAAACTATCTCCATTTCCTAGTTCGATTATCAATGCTCCAAGTGAAAAGATATCTATTTTATAATTGTATGTTTTAATATCCTTTTTTCCAATATTACACAATTCAGGTGCCATGTAATTATATGTCCCACACGGTTTAATCATTTTATGTGTTTGAGGTTTAGATAAACCAAAGTCGCATAATATGTGATTTCCATCTTCGTCTAATAATATATTTTCAAGTTTAATATCTCTATGAGTAGTATTATTTTGATATAAGTAATGTAAAGCACTTAACATATCTTTGAATAATTTATATAACACCTCGTATCTGTCAGATAAATTTATCTCTTCCCCTACTTTATAGTAATTAAATGCACACCCTAGTTTATAATATGGTAAATAAAGTGTGCAATTCATGTCATCATATGCTATTAATTTAATTATATTAGGATGATCTACGTTATACAATATAAGTCGTTCATTCTCATAGTATTTTTTATCATTTTCAATATACGTCTTTTGTATTATAGTTCTATCTTTATTGATTTTTATTGTCGACTGCCCACCAACGCCTTCGTCGGATTTTAATAATTTCCACTCTTGATTTCGTAAATCGTCTAAATTTGTGTTAGTAAAACTCATTTTTTTTAGTTATAGATATGAATTTTAATAATTTAACGAATATATCGAACATTTAGATAATTAACACTATCACGACATATATCATCGAGTGTTTTTGTAGGACACCATCCTAATTCTTCTTTTATTTTTGTTATATTTGATATACTAACCGGTATATCACCCACTCTATTAGCAACTTCATTTATAGTAGGTCTTTTTCCAAAGTGTTTAGAAATCCCATTGACTAATTCAAATACACTATATCCAGTCCCTGAACCTAGATTATAAACTTTATAATTTGAATTTATATTGAATGCCTTCAAACAAGTCATATGTCCATCTACTAAGTCATCCACATGTATATAATCCCTTATACAACTACCATCCGGTGTATTATAATAGGTACCATATATATTAAGAACATCCTGTTTACCACATAAAGTCCTTAAAATATTAGGCATTAAATTATTAGCAGGTATATCTAAATCCTCGCCTATCAATCCACTTCTATGTGAACCAACTGGATTGAAATATCTAAGTGATATAGTATTGAAGTCTTTATTATATTTACAATTATCTTCTAATATATCTTCTATTAATTTCTTCGTCATACCATATGGATTTGTTAAAGTCGTGCTTTTCATATCTTCTGTAAATGGTGGTGTTAAATTTCCATAAACAGTCGCAGAAGACGAGAATATTAGATTATTACAATTATATTTATTCATCATTAAAAGTAAATTATTAGTACTGTTTAGATTATTATGGTAATATAATGTAGGGGTTTCAATTGATTCAGATACAGATTTAAGAGCCGCAAAATGGACAACCGCATATATATTATTTTGTGTGAATACTTTTTCTAGATCATTTAAATTACACATATTAATATTATAATGAATTAAACATGTGGTACTTGTTAATTTCTTTATAGTTTCAATAATATCATATGAGTTTTCTTTATTATCAACTATAATAGGTAAATATCCATTGTTAATGGAATGTATGACAAAATGAGACCCAATAAAACCGAGACCACCTGTTACAAGAATTTGTTTCATATATATTATTACATAAATTATTATACATTGTTTTACCAATCATATTATACAATTAACCATTAACACGTGTGATTTATAATCGTATAATTTACATAATTTATTTAGAAATATTTATTAAATGACCGAATCCTATGTATTAATATTACTAACAATATTAATTCTGTTAATTGTAATAATTGGATATTTTATTCAACGTAAAATAAGACAACTAGAATTAGAATCAAATACGATGAAGTGTGATATTGAAAGTCATTCAGATTATGTTAGTAATATATTAAATAAACAAAATAAGTTAATATATGAAATTATTAATGAAGGAGATCCGAATAATATGTCGGTAGAGTTAAAAGAATCTTTGAATAACTCAGTTCAAACAATTGATTTTTCTAAAATAAATGATATACTAAAAGAAGATAAAGATACTCTAACTAAACAGCGTAATAATATATCACTTCCAGAATATGACAATGAATCATCAGTAGACAATGATCTACAATCAGATTATGACATTTCGAGCGATATGTCTGATCATGAAAGTATGAGTGATTCACTATCATTTGTAGAAGAAATACTATCAGATAATTCTCTAAGTGATGACGAAACTAATAACAATGATGACGAAACTAATAACAATAATGACGAAACTAATAACAATGATGACGAAACTAATAACAATGATGACGAAACGAATAACAATGATGACGAAACGAATAACAATAATGACGAAACGAATAACAATAATGACGAAACTAATAACAATGATAGTACTAATAATACTGGTATTAGAGTTATTCACTCTGTAAATAATATTCAATCTAAAATACCAACATATTCAACAACTAAATCTATTAAATTAAATATACAAAAAGTTAATAATGTACAATCAAAACGTTTATATACACGTAAAACACCAATTCAACCAGCAAATAAATTTAATACTGGGTTCCAAATGATTTCTGAAAATGATAATGCAGAATATAAAGTTATAGAAACAAAAACTGGTAATAAGAGGTGGATGATATGTAAGAAATGATTAACAATTGTTAATTAAAATTGTTAATTAAAATTGTTAATAAAATAAAATATATATATACTTTATATAATGAATAATTGTAATAAAACATCCAATAATAAATATTTTAACTGTCCTGCCAAAATGAGCGATGGTCGTCATTTTACAGATTATCGCCCAAATTGTTATGTCAACAATTTACTTAGATATAATAATAAAACTATGAGTAATTATGATTACCGTCAGTTTCTTATAAATAACGGCAGTGAATTAATGAAAATTAATACTATTTACACTGAAGAAAAGGTAGGATGTTCCCAGTGTAATGCAACCGAAGTAAAACATCAAACCAAGTGTCATTATAATAAACAGAATGGTGTATGTGAAATAAACGATGTTAATGGCATTGGATTAATGAATGATGCGACATCTGATAGTGTAGCCGCTTTTTCACCAAATTCTTTACAGTTTCAAGAATTAGAGAATCTTAATATTGGCGAAGTCGGTGGTAATTAACTAATATATTATATGTTTTATACTAAAATATATAATATATTATAATATCTTATATTTTATAATATAAAATGATAATGAGTATTCTAATATTTAGTATACATAGTCTTTTTATGTTGTTAATAACAGTTATATTGTTGTTTAGTACAAATTATTGGATATTAACAATTATTGGTATAGTATTATTAATAACATTATATATTAATTATAAGATAGAAGACTGTCCCATATCTAAAATCGAAGATATATATAGTGATATTAACTGTTTACAGTTTTTAGCAGGTCTCTTTATTCCAGAAAAATATAATACAAAAACTAATAGACCATTTATTATATTAAATCTTCTTTGGATGGCAGTATTAATGGTTACAGTGAAGGTGTTAGTTTTATTAAATATTAGGACATTCAAACTACTAACCTATTTATGAGTTTTTAAAATTATATTTCATGATAGCATGTTATATTATAACATGTTATAATATTTAAAATATTTTATATAATATTTTAAACATGCCATTACATGTAGGTATTATACCAGATGGTAATCGTCGATATTGTCAAGAGAATAATATATCTCTAACAGAGTTAATTGATAATATTTATAAAAATATTATTAATTTATTTTCAATTATATATAATATTGAAAATTATAAATTTGATAATATTAAAGACATAACCGAACTATCTTTATATTTAATGTCTTATGATAATTTAACAAAACGAGATGATCGTCAAATAAAAATTATTTTTGAATTAATTGAATCTTTATGTGAATATATACATACATGTGTAGATGTAACACATAAACAGTTATTCCAAAAAATTAATTTACAAATTATTGGTCGTGTTAAAGCATTGCCCAAAAATTTACAAACACTAATATATAAAATTGATAAACTGAATAATGATAATAAGCAGAATGCGTCTAAATTAAATACTAATTTATTTAATATAACAGTAGCCATTGCATATGATCCCGAGCAAGATATGTATAATATAGTAAATAATATAGATAAAAGAACTCAAACCCCAATTGATTTAATTATTCGAACAAGTGGAGAAAAAAGATTATCTGGATTTTTCCCATGTCATTCTTTATATTCTGAATTATTATTCCTAAATAACTATTGGCCGGAAATTGATTTACACGATATAGATGAATCGATTAATATTTATTATAAACGTAATAGACGATTTGGAAAATAATTATATATTATATATTATAATGAGTACTGGGACAACCTTCGCAGGTATAAGCACTGGACGTGATACACAAAAAATATTTAAATATAGAGACGAAGAAATGTGTAACAAATGGAATTCTCACGATGAAAACTACAAAATGTGTACATTCAAAGTATCAAATAATCCATATGGCAACTTTAAAGTAAGTGGATCTATTAAAGATTTGTTATTGAAGGTGAGTAATACTACTCCTATTTACGCCAAATACTGGGCTTCTAATAAACCAACATATGGTCAGAGTTTTTCAGGGTCGGCAATTCCGTTTCCTAATGAAAAACACGCATTTGAAGGTTCCGATAATAAGGGTGTCCTCAAAGTTGTTAATAACATATTCGAGATTGTACTGGATTATCCAAATAGTTATTACACTGATTTTGGAACCGTATATGTCCCACCTCAGGTCAATATTAAATTTATAGATGATGCAGAACAAGATATCAGTAATGTATATACTATTAAACTAGGTAATGGTGTTCCATTTAGAAGTCAATCGTGGTCAAAAAAACGCAACTGGGATGATGGACCGTTGTTTTATAACAACCCTGATTTACCAATTAGAACACAGGAACAAATTCTAATTGACTCGGCATACCCGTGTACAAATCAAGAACCCGCTAACTTCTGGGGATTGACACCTGCTAATTAATCGGTTATTTATATTTACTATAATCATATTTATTTATCTAATATACATTATGTTACTTATAAAACACTACCCTGTAATAACATTATTATTAGTTTTAATTCTAATAATATTTGAGATATTCAATAGACACAAAGTTAATCGAACTAAATTTCGCGAATATTGTAATATAAATTTCGACAAAGACACTTATCAATCGGTTGTTCGCAAGTTCTTAACAACACATTTCGTTCATGCTGGTAATACACTAGGTCATTTTCTACCTAATGTATTACTCACTCTTATATTCGGTGTGTTATTAGAAAAATTAGTTGGTAGTCTAAAAATGATCCTGTATATAATAATATGTATTTTTGTATATTGGGTTCTTATATATTCAATCATAGGACCATATAGAAAAGGTTGTGGTTTTTCGTCTATTTATTTTAGTTTTGTATCTATATATTTCTCTATATTACTCATTAAAACACAATCGATGTATTACAAACTATTATATGCTATTATACCCATTGTGTTCTTATACATTACTAATTTATTCGGGAATATGACAAAAGCACATGGACATACGTCAAACTATATCCATCTATTGTCAATAATATACGGTTATATAATAGGAGTCGTAGAGGGGTTTATAGAACTATGTAAATAAAATTCGAAATAAAATTATGTTAATATTATTCCAACTCCTCTCACAATGCAAAAAACAATTGCTACCAAGTTCATCGCTCTTATTCTGCTCTCGACACTGGTTATCCAACGTGTTGTCGCAGACGACGACGACGACGACGGTGCGGGCATTATCGAACTAATTGAGTTTTTCAACTCCTGTGTCATTATGTACCGAATTGGAGAGACGATTGGTTTTTTCAACACCTTCGTTGTTACAACCGTAATGGTCGCGTTTCTCGCGACAGTGGTATACTACTCCCCTGCCCCCGATGCCCCCCCAGTTAGACGTCGCTGCAAACCTTCTACTTTATACAAGATCGGTCTCTGTGCAGCAACGGTTAACAATATTGAGTATCTGTCTCAGCGTTAATCTATAACCGTTTTCACGAGTGTATTCACGAGTGTATTATGGTATGGTCATAGTGTTAATGTAGTGACATGGACCCACGTGCTAATGTCGTCGCGCCCCGTTACCATCCCGTTATAATATTTTAATTACCCTCTGTATTTTATTACCTCTGTATTATATATGAATATACCATATGTATCAATTGTTTTATGTTCAATATTAATAATCTTTGAAATAACAGTTAATTTAATATATAAAAATAGAACAATTATAAAGAGAAAGTTCTGTTATTTAGAAAATAAAGAAATGCGATTTAATAATTTCTATAAGATATATACATCATTGTTGACACATAATTCTATATTGTTTCATTTTATACCGAATTTATTAATAACTGGTATTATGGGGTCATTGTTAGAAAATAAAATCGGGACTCACAAAATGATGAAATTTATTATAGCATGTATATTTATATTCTGGACATTTATATATTTGATGGGAATAAAACCAAAAACTGGTTGTGGTTCGTCTGCTATATTTTATTCATTTTTTTCATTTTATTTTACAATAATTGCATCAACTGAGAAAAAAGACTTACCCAAAATACTATATTTAATCAGTCCAGTGATTATATTAACGATAATTAATATAATAGGTCGGATAAAATCGGCATCAACTGAATTTGTACACATACTATCCTTAATGTATGGTTATATTGTGGGTATATATTACTCGCAATCTCGAACACGTAATAATTATTTTAACTTATATAAATGAATGTTGAAGTTTATTTATTGAAGTTTATTTATTGAAGTTTATTTATTGAAGTTTATTTATTGAAGTTTATTTATTGAAGTTTATTTATTGAAGTTTATTTATTGAAGTTTATTTATTGAAGTTTATTTATATAGGTATAATGTATATATTTCGGTATATATTTCGGTATATTTGTCTAAATATAATATATTATATTATATCTTCACATATGGCAAATGTTAATATAATGTTTTATATTGTTAGTGCCGTTATATTATTTATATATTATCAAAAGAATATAACCGAATTTATAGAAAATCATAAAGACGGTGATGTAAATAGTTCAACATTCGAAATATTCTACGGGCATAACAAAACACTAGATGATGTAATTGGAAATGACGAAGCAAAAGATGACATTAGTGATCTACTTGATATGATTAAATCACCCGAAAAATACATAAAAATGGGGTCTACAATGCCAAAGGGTGTTTTATTATATGGACCACCTGGTACTGGTAAAACACTTATGGTTAAAGCACTTGCCAAGGAATCTAACTTACCACTTATAAATACAACGGGGTCGTCGTTTTGTGAGATGTATGTTGGAGTGGGTGCTTCTAGGGTTAAAAAACTGTTCAAACTAGCGAAAAAGATTAAACCATGTATTGTATTTATTGATGAAATAGATGCCGTTGGTAGGAGTAGATCGAAAGATAATTCAGGTGGTGATACTGAAAGAGCAACAACATTAAATCAACTTCTCACTGAAATAGATGGATTTGTTGATTCAAGCGGAATTATAGTTATTGGTGCTACTAATAAGAAGGGTTTATTAGATAATGCGTTACTTAGAGCGGGTAGATTTGATAGACATGTTTATTTTACATTACCAGATAGAAAGGATCGGTTTGATTTAATTAGATATTATCTTAAAAATAAGAAGAAACAGATTGATGAAAAAGATATATATAATCGATATGCAAAACTATGTGTTGGTATGACGGGTGCTGATATATCAGGTATATGTAATGAATCATCAATCCTTGCTGTTCGGCGTGATAAAACGTATATTGAATCCGTGGAAATACTAGATGCATATGAGAATAAAATACTTGGAAAGAAAAAGAAGAAAGATAATATATCAATTAACGACAAACGTATTATAGCATATCATGAAGCAGGACATTGTTTCTTACAATATTATCTCAAATATATAGATGAACCAAATACAGTTAGTATAGAACCACGTATTAAAACGGCATTGGGTTTTTCTCAATCTCTTCCAAGAGAACGAGTACTTCATTCCAAGCAGGAATTAATACATGAAATATCAGTATTATTAGGAGGGCGGTTGGTTGAAAATAAACTTAATAATAATCTGGCGACTACAGGGGCATATGATGATCTACGTAAAATCAAGAATCTAGCAAAAAAATATATATCAGTTGTCGGGTTTGATAAAGAAATTGGTAGTTGTGTTGTTTTAGATGATAATAGTAACGCATTGAATGAAAATGATGCAAGTGATTTATTCAAATATGATATTGAACGGAGATGTATGGTATTTATAAAACACATAGAGGAGAAATCACGTGAAATAATAGAAGAATATTATGAATATATTGAACGTCTAGCAAGTAAACTATTAGAGAACAAACGATTACATATAAAAGATATCGCCGATGTGTTAGGGGGGGGATTGAAAAAGAAGGGAATTATTGTTGTAGATTAACCCGGACGACATGTATGTTGACGATTAGTGTCATATATAAAATTGAATTAAATATTATATAACTCTTATATCAACAAAATGACCAGAACTATCTACAACCCTCCATGTGACATGACGTCGTCGTCGGATGAGTCGAGTGAATATTCAGAAGAAGACGAATATGATGACCTCGAATGGATGTCAATCGAAACGACTGAAGAAGAACTCCCCGATAGGGCAATTACAGCTACTATTCGCGAGTCATATTTATCTAGAGAAGAATTGATGAAGACACTGATTGCCACTCGGCAGATTATTGTCCCAAAAGACGAGGAATCTTTCTCGTCGCAATACAAGAAAAAACTTATTACCGCTAATCTTAAGAAAGACAAACAACGCATTAATGCTCGTCGACGGTTTTTAGAAACCCTTGCACGTGAAACAGCTGAAAAGAAACAGAAAGAAAACGAAAAAGAAGTTAAAAAAGATACCGATGTCGACATTTCAACAAAACCATGTATGACGACCGTGTTTAAAGGCAGTTGCACATACCCACACTTGTGTCAATATTGCCATGCTACTGGAATAATCTCCTCGACTACACAAGAATTGAAGAAACGCAAAGAAGTTGTAGTTAAAGATGCTCGGTTCGAATTGAACGAGGCGTCATTGAAACGGAGACTTGGTAAATTCGGTACTATCGTCCAAACCAAGATCGTGTCAAACAATACAGTGGCATTTGTCACTTTTGAAAAGAATGTATCAGCATTTAATGCTGCTGCAAACCTAATGCACAGTCCCAAAATGGTAATCGAAGTAAATACTCGTGATTTTACCGGCAAAGGCGGCAAAGGCGGCAAAGGCGGCAAAGGCGGCAAAGGCGGCAAAGGCGGCAAAGGCGGCAAAGACGGCAAAGGCGCCAAAGGCGGCAAAGGCGGCAAAGACGGCAAAGGCGCCAAAGGCGGCAAAGGCGACAAAGGCGACACCCGTGGTCTATTAATTTGTAGAAATTTTAAGAATGGTTCGTGCCGATATGGAAAGCAATGTAGCTTCCGTCACGAATTTACTAATTAATATAATATTAATAATTATAAAATGGATAATATAAACACCCCATGTAATATAAATAAATTTCATAATATGGATTTAAACTATTATAAAAATCTTTTACATTCAAAAACAAACAAAACAAACAAAACAACAATTGCGGAATATGAAATCAAATATCTACACTTTATATCGACATATAGTATTGCTTATTTACAAGGTTCTGATTGGTATATTGGGCCGTCATTTATAGAATATTTACGAAAAGAATCAGTATATAAAATTGCCCCACTTAAATTAAAAGTGATATGTAGTATGTTAGACCGTATTTAACACTTCATATTACCGGGGATATGAATACACCGCAAATCCGTATAGAATAGGATTTGTAGAATACCATTCGGGAAAACCACCAAAACATCACCTCCCCGAATTAGCAAAGAAGATGGGTATATGGGGCGGGACAGCAATACAACGAGGAGGAAGTAGATATGTGGGAAACGCATATGTATTAAAAGACAATGACTTATATAGTATATTTACTATGAATAATCTTATATATATTTATTTTATAAAATAAATAATAATTCTAAGAATAATCTTAAACGTATAATTAATGATGTATATTCCATATTATAAGGCCAATAATACTAGATATAATAAATAGTGAACATCCGACAATAGATATTGTGTGCACATTTCGTTTATTTTTATTCAAACTTGATAATGATGAAATATTTATAATTGTATATACAATTATTAAACTTATCAAACTACCACTTATTATATTATATACTAGTTTTGATTCAGGCATATATAATATATATTATAAAAGAATAAACAATAATTCTAAGAATAAACAATAATTCTAAGAATAAACAATAATTCTAAGAATAAACAATAATTCTAAGAATAATCTTAAATGTATAATTAATCTGTTTATTATGATGTATATAAAATTGCCCCACTTAAATTAAAAGTTATATGCAGTATGTTAGACCGTATTTAACACTTCATATTACCGGTAAAATACTCTATTTTATTAATACATTCTTTATAATCCAATGTATAAACATCATTTAACAACCACTCGTCTAATTCGACGAATATACCGGGATTCGCCTTCTTTAATTCGTCTTTCCGGGTGGTATCTATATTATATATATATTCCTCAAATGTATTAATTAATTTCAATTTATTTTTATATTCATTATCATATTTTGTTAATAATTCATTATATCTTATATATGTCTTCATATGAACTGGTTGGTCTTCCCATGTTATATTATATTTTGTACGAGTACTTGTTATATATGATATAGAGTTGATTTTAACAAACATATCTAATCCGATAATCACATTTACAGATAATTTAGTAATTAACGAAGACACTTTATGTTTTATATTATATATAGGTGTTGTTAATTTTTGATGACATCCTTCATATAATATATAGATTTGAATAGATATATTCTTATTTGATAGACGTGGTCTATTATATTCATATTTTTTTATTATATCTTTATTTAGTGGCAATATTTCATCTTCTATAAATATTTTTTTATCATTGTCTATTAATATACATATACAATGAGGGTATTTATATTTGATTGTATAATTTATATTTTTATAAATAGGTGATATTACACTCCCATATAAACAGCAACCTTTTGCTAGTGTTTCTTCTGCATTCAGTGTTTTCTTACATTGTAATCCTGTTAAACCAGTGATCATATCGCTGAAAATATTAAACCGTGAAAATCCACCAAGTAATTCAACATGTGATATGTCGAAATTATTATGAAATATTTTTAGGACGGTTTTGAAACTAGCAATTGTATCCTCGTATAATAATAAGTAGTCTTCTTTTGTTATTTCCATATTTAAATCATATGTATTGTGTAAATTATCGATATGTAATGTTGTTTTATCAAACATATTTAAATTCTTACGAATGGGTTCCATGTTTATTAGTATTTTTTTCAATATTTTTTCATTTATATTAATAGATGTATTAATACCTGATATAGGATCACTATATATATAATCAACAACAGTATTTAATAATTGTTTATCCAAATAATCAGACCCGTTATTTTGTAATGTCCATGTTCTTTCAACTGTCATACTATAACTGTTGAATATGATTAAATAAAATGATATATTAATATGTCCTATGTCAATAAACAATATACTAGTATCTTTTTTAAACACATTATTTATAGATTTATATAATCCATATTCTAATCCAATTGCTATACTATGTGGTATATAATAAGGCGTTGTATTAAAATCCGAATACTCATAACTAGTTTTTAGAGTATTAAATTCAGTTCTGTTATAATAATCCGGATATGGTATTATATACATTGTAGTATCTGTTTTAACAACGGACGTTAGATAATTATATATATAGTTAATATACATTATATATATGTATTGACCCGTCAATAAATATTTATTTTTATCAAAAAGCAAAGATCTTTTATAATTAAACAACTTGGATGGTAGATTGGTTAGTGTGTTATAACATGATATAATCTTGGTAATTGATTCGTCCCCGAAATATCGACATTTTACTACATTGTCGAATGAAATAGCACTCGGGATATATCTCTTTGAAATACCTTCGATTATATTCATATTCGATTTATATAAGGAATATAGTTTAGTTGTATTATTACCGACATCAACCCCAATAATATTCATTATATTAAAATTATAGTTATTATTCTATATAAGTTACAATTAGGATTAACTTTGTAAATTATTGAATAAAGTTGTTTATAATAGTTGTTTATAATAGTTATTATTTCAAATAATTTATAGTAGTATAATATAATGACATGTATAAATGATATAATATCATCTACGTTTGCTTCTGGGTGGAATCGATTCGTAATATTGGTAATGGCTATAGTAGGATCTATAGTTAATATAACTAGAAATTATTACGTTGGTAAAATAATAGACACGTTAAATCCAATATACATATATATTTATGTAGGAATAACATTATTTTCATATACATTATATGTATCAAATTACTTATTTGTTCACCGGCAAGTTGTTATTGGTCAAACTACCTTATTCGACCAATTTCTTAATAAATTCTTAAATATAGATATTAAAACAACAGAACAATATAATAGAACAATATTAAGTGATATGAACGAGAGCATGACTAGTCACGCAAGCATATTAGGGGAGATATATATTACATTTGTTCGCCAATTCATTACAATGTTTATTACCACATGTATTATAATATATTATATGCCAAATACAGTATATATAATATCTGCAATGGTAATAGGATCTTTTTGTTTACAGAAATATATAACTAAATTATTATATAAACAATGGGTTATATACTGGGGAGCGTACACTAAGTTTAATAAGTTATTCCAAGATATAATGTTAAACATATGGAATGTTAAATATAATACAATTGAAATATTAGTGAACCGTTTATTAAAAAAAGAATTTAATGCCCGAATGACGGCATTTAAAACATGGATGGATTATAAGATTATCGCATATGAATTACCGGATTTTTTATTCTTTATCATAGTAATAACTATATTATTTAACTTCATCAAAAGTAAGAACATAAGTGTAACAATTCGTATTTTCATAATTCTTCAATTATTTAGATTATGGAAAGAATACCATAATATCTGCATGGCATCAACCAATTTATACCAGGATATGAAACATGTTGAAAAATTATGTCCAGTATGGATATATGAAAACCCTAAAACAAATATCCTCGGTAAATTACCTCATATTAAATCAATTAGATTTAAAAATGTATTTTACAGATATAATAAAGATATCCCCGTGTTAAACAATATAAACTTTGAGATTAAAAGTGGTGAAACGCTATCATTGTCGGGTAGTTCAGGAAGTGGTAAAAGTACTATTATAAATTTAATATGTCGATTATATGATATTTCAGACCCGTCGAGTAGTATACAAATGAATGATATATCTATAACAGACTTTAATGTTGAATCTATACGACAATGCATCTCAATTGTACCTCAGAATATAATGGTATTTGATATGTCTGTTAAAGAAAATATTATATTGGATAGTCCATATGATGAAGAGAAGGTGTTGACTTTGATGAAAATTGTGAATTTAACGGATTTAGATAAAAATGCTAATGAAATGTCATTAGGGCAGAAACAACGGGTTATAATTGCCAGAACTTTATACCAAGACAAATCTGTTTATATATTTGATGAATATTTATCGGCAATAGACCGAACAAATGCTGATCGAATACATAAATTTGTTATTAGTTTCTTAAAGAAACGTGATAAAATAGGTATATTTATATCACATGATCCTCGTCATATCGACACAACGGATAAAGTTGTTAAATTATAATCACAATATCACTAATTCACCATCATTATTTGTATAATATATTGATTTCAGGTTGAATCCCTTACGGTTCAATATTTTATGTGTTTTAATAATACAATTATTACAGGGTTTTGACATCATTAGGTTATCGCCCTTTCTGTTTGTTCTAAAAACAACTAGACTGACTTTTTCTTTTCGTTTTTTATGCGATGGTTTCAGTTTCATTGAAGCGTCGAGTTCAGCGTGAACGGTTCGTGGAAATGGACATCGTTTAACCCCCAAATCAATGTCATAATTTATTATACCCAATACTATAAACATTGCCACAAGACGACAATATAAATGCCCCCATATATGCGTAACCATTAATGTCTTGGGGAATTTTAGACCGCAATGTAGCATAGTGATAGCATTTGTTTATGATTTCTCGCATTTTGCAGGGGTTTTCATGTATCACGATTCAATCTTATATAAAATCGAATTAAATAATATAAATAGTCTATAATTAATAATGAACATTACCATTTATCTACCTAGTGGAACTATTTCGGTTGTCGTTCCCAACGAGGACTGTCATACAATTGACAACACTTTGTGTATTATGATACCTTGTCTCGAGTCATTGGTTCAACACGTAGATAGAGGCGTGTATTACGAATTTTTCACAAGTGGACGAGAAGACCCGTGTAAATACTATGTCCCACTTGACGTATCTGGTATTTTCGCACTAGCATCAACTTCACCGACGAACCAGTATATGCTTAATAGTTGTCTACAATACGTTGATAAAAATGATATTAGTCGTCTATTGATGAGATATATGACACGATTTAACATACCCGATGAGTGTGGATATACTCCGCTATACGTTGCATGTATTCATCGCAACCATGCTATTGTTCAAGACTTGCTTGACAAGGGGGCAGACCCATATCAACATTGTAGTGGATATTTATCATCATTTGACTACTGTAATATGACAAAGTGTGTTTCTCCAATATACAAACAGATTATGAATATGTTTTATCACAGGTGAAACCACCAAAATTGCGTCACCTTACATATCTAAGATTCATGCAATAAAATCAAATACAAGAGAGAGATAAAATCTCTAACTAATAAACACGGGATTACTTATAAACATTATCATATACTACTTATATGTATACGACCCCTAAAATATCATTTCAAATGTTATCATATAATGATATTTGTAAATTAAATATTATAAAACCTAATTGTCAACGGGCGATTGATTCAGAACAGATTAATAAAATCCATGAATATCAAATAAGACATTTCGAACAATTTAATGAGTTTTTTTTCGCTAATCCAATTATTATTGGTTGTATAAGTGGTAATCCGCCAAAGTATTATATAATTGATGGTCAACATCGTTTATCGTGTATTGAACGATTATCTAAAATCGATAAATACCACCCTTTTACGATTCCTTGTACTATACTATATGTTGAAAATGAGACGGAATTAGATGAAAAATATGTTGCTATTAATCAAAATAAACCAGTTCCATTACCATCAAATATCAATGAGTGGAAGAATTTCACAAGATATATAGAAGAACATTTACAACAGTTTCAAAAATATTTCAGTCATTCTGATAAACCACAATCGCCGAATTTCAATAAAGAATTATTAATGAAATATATAAATACGAATAATATCGCACGATTGTGTAATAATAATTACACACTATTTATAGATGAAATGAAAAAACTAAATAGTTATTATAGAGAAACTCATAGTACATCAATTGCTGAACAATTTAATAAAGATATCACTCCGGTAATTCATAAATGTATTCAAAAACAACCCGATAATCCATTTATATTAGGAATATACCGTAAATATGAATGGATTAATTTTATTTTACATAAAATTAGGAATAATATTGAATATGAGAATATAAAGCATACTCCAGTTGATTATAAAAGACCTCGAATTAAAAAGAAACTGAAATGCGAAACGTGGAAAAAACGAAATAATAACACAATGGATGGTACGTGTTATTGCTGTAACGAATCGTTATTTTATGATAATATGGAGTGTGGTCATGTGAAGGCACACTATAAAGGAGGTGAAACAATATTATCGAATCTAGAACCAATATGTGGTGTGTGTAATCGTGACATGGGGGTTCGTGATTTAGAGGATTATAAGAATGAATTGTCGAATGAATTGTCGAATGAATTGTCGTGAAAAAATTGATTAATATATAAAAGTTATTTTATATATAATTTATAATGAGTAAACATATTAGAGCAAAACATAACTCAAATGATGGACAGTCACAATCTAAGATGTCCAGTTATAAAATTGGTAGAAAACGTGGGTTAAAAATAAATGATGAAACAATTAAATCTAAGATTATTAAATCTTTAGAATCTTATATTAATATTAATGATCGTGGTTATAAATTTTTAGATAATTCAACACTTAATTATCTAAAAATCAACAAACATCTTGTAGCACTAAGCACTTTTGGTAAAAAATTCCTATTATATTTTACCAGAATTGATGATAAAAAATATTGTCTATATTTCAATCGAAAAACAAACGATGTCATATCTGTTCGACATCGTTTTAAAGACGATATATTTAATAATACGCTAATTGACGGCGAATTACTGAAAGACACAGACACACAAAATTGGAGGTTTTCAATTTCGGACATTCTAGTATATAAAGGAACTAATTTAAATAAACATGTTATTGAAGAACGACTAGATTATTTGAAGGAAATGTTAACATATGAATATATTGCTGATAGTAATTTCGATATTGCCGAGTTTGAAGTTAAACAATATTTCGAATATAAACATATCGAAGACTTATATGAAACATATATGGAAACAAAACCCTATAAATGTAGTGGTTTTTTATTCAAAAATATTATGATTAATGAAAAATATTTATTATATATATTTCAAGAAAACCGTACCAAGAAAACAATCGATTCAGAGAAGATTAAAACGGTGGTAACAAATGCAACTCCGACTGCAATTAAATCATTCCAAATTAAGAAAACCGATTTACCTGACATATATGAATTATATTGTTCAAAAGATGGTAGTATATTCAAATACGCATATGCTGGTGTAACAACACTTAATAATAGTATCTTTATTGCTAACATATTCAAAGATTTGGCACATAATGCAGAAGTGTATGTTAAATGTAGTTATAACCGTTTATTCGAAAAATGGGTACCATTCGGCACTGATGACACGATTGATGATTATGAAAATATTAAATTGACCGAGTCTTGTGAAACTTAATATGTATGAATTTTAATTATAAAATGTGATATCCCAAAACCTGAATACTATATATGCTTCTTCTCCGGTCTCCATAAATAAGTAGAATTTTATAATAAGCACTATAATATCGTTTTCATTACCGTAATATTACAAGATGTTAGTTCGCTGAATCGAGTCGATAGAGGGATTTCAACAGCGGGGTCGTCTGTATAATATGCGAAATATGGAGTAATCCCCAGTCGATATGATATCAAATCGAATCCAAAATAAGAAGGGACTGTTACATTGTGACGTACACCGTCCACGGTAACATATAGAATAAGATCGGGAGTATAAATGTCTCGTCGGAACAATGTGATGTAACACCAATCTTTTTCTTTGTATCGTTGTACGAACTCTTCGGTAAGATCCGGGTGGTACGACAACGCGTGAAAACACCAGTCGTTATTGATCTGTTCTTCTACATATGACAATGATAGTCCTTCTCTAGCAAACGTCGCAGCGAGATACGTATAGTCCCATGGGAGGTCGTATATATCAATCCATTCGATTTCAAACATTGGTGATAAGGACAGTAGAACTGCCTTGTCGTTGTCGTCAATCAGTCCTAAAATATACGGAACCGTACCCGGATTGGACCTGTATGCGTCGATCCACGCGGCATGATCGTCGGTTGATATCAATGACAATGGATCTACATATTTGTAGTAGTAGTGGGCGTCGTTGTAGTTGTAGTCGTCGTTGTAGTAGTGGTTGTAGTCGTGGTCGTAGTTGTATAAATCCATGATGGTTTGAGTTAGTGATAAAATATATATTTTTCAATTTTTTAAGTATATATTATATAATATATAATATATGCCTACAACTCAAACATTTGGGTCAAGAGCCCAAGTAATGCATGGAACCGCAAAGAAAACCAGTGGTGGGTTAACTAAGAAACAACTTAAATACAATAAACAAGGAAAGATTGTAAGTAAGAAAGCATCAGCACTTGCTAAGAAGAATAACCGCCTCGTAAAAGCGGGATATGTTACAAGAAAGGGTGTATTTGGGATTGATATGAGGGGGGAGAACCGGATGTAATAACGGCACGAAAGTTAGTTAACATAATAACGAGTCACTCAATTGACACTGTATTATTGTGTAAAAAAAGATCTGATTGGTTTTCGAAGAAGAAAACAAAGGTTATATTAAGATGTTTAACCACCAATAAGTTTACATATAGAGTGTTGCATCCTGGTGAAAACAAGTCAGAAAACAAGTCCGGTAGTGATATTGTTGCGATTCACCGCTATTTGCGACAACACATACAAGGTATTAAAATAATACCTGTATTTTGTAATACTACACGTGATATGAATAAAACTACTCGTATTACAAGTAATAACAAAATGCCAGACATACATTCTTTTTCTGATTTAATGTATGAATTTAAGGCGTTTGGGGTAAATATATTTGACTCGGACCGGGTAAAATATGAAACAAATAGTCCGCATGGACATGGTGCTTATGGCACGGTGTATAAATATAGTCCATCACATACGATACATAGTATTGGTAATTCACCCGGTTTCTTAAGCACAGATGCCACGTATGCTATTAAAGAAACATACAATGGTATTTCGAAAGAGCATACATTTAATGATATCTATATGGAAACAATTTCATTACAAAAAATTAAGTCGCAACATGTTATTAAATTTGTAGGAGTAATACAAAATATTGGTCTCGAGTATATTTGTAGTATTCATGAATACTGCAATGGAAAGGAATTAACTCATTATTTTAATAAGCGGTTGAGGTACTCTGAGAAAATACCAGTATTCCAAATAATTCTTCAAATCGCACTTGGGATAAAAGCCATACATGATGCTGGTATTGTTCATCAAGATATAAAAGATTCGAATGTTATGATATGTGAAAGTGATGGTCAACATATCGTTAAAATAATTGATTTTGGACTATCACATAGATTAACGAATTCAATACACAATGCGGGGAGCATTCGTTATAGGGCGCCCGAAACTTTAAAGAAACATGATATAGGTTCGCACGCTGATATACTTAAGCGTGATATATATTCATTTGGTATACTGGTAAATGCGTTATTACTAACACATGAATGTAATGACCCTCATATAATTATACCGTATCATGAAGAGAAATGGGAGAGGAAGAGGTTGATTTACCATGTATTACAACGCAATAGACCAACGCTTTGCAGTACAGAAGACTATGTCGATTTAATTCAAAGATGCTGGCACGATAATATTGGAGTACGTCCTACAGCAAATCAATTAGTAAACGATATAAAAAGAATACAGGAAATACATTAAATAATAATTAATATATCCCTTATAAATATAATGGGGTATTTTTTGGATGTTGGTAGGCAGAGAATTGGTGGTAAACTTCCACTGACCACTTATACAAAACAGTGTCCACCGGAGTTTAGAGGGGAGTTAATGAATGGTGGTGGAAATAAACACAACGACGGTTCATATATAGATAGTATTAATACTCTTAATAATATGAGTAATCGAATAACAAAACAGAAATTGTCCGAGATAATTGGGGCAGCAGTGTTCAAAAATACGAGCAACCTAGAAACACTTAATTTTAATAGATATTTTAATCAACCTACAATGCGTGTCATTTCATCCATTGCTATAATGAATTTGTTGAATGATGGCAAATTAAGTAACCATGTCGATCGTGTTAAACACATATCAAAAATAATGAAAACAGACTCAAGTAATATATTACAACTTGGAGGTCATCATGTTCATATATCATCACTTAATCAGTTATTAAATAAATTACAGACGGGAACTCAAACAGGTGGGGGGGAACGATTAAATATGATCGTTAAACAATTAAAGAAATTAACAGATCCAATCGCTAAGATGTTGAACAATGATAATGATATTCTTTTTTAGAAATTAAAATTTTACCATGGATAATCGGTATATCTCGATTTGAAGACTCGTTTATTTTTATGATCGAATACATTCCAGTATCCATATCTATCTTTTTCTTCATTATTTAATTGACCATTTTTCTCTTCAAATAAATATATATGTTGGCCCGAATAAGACTGATGACCACCGCTTAATTTCGATTGTACTCTGTTTTGTAAATGCATATAGAATCTCAGTGTAAAAATATGATATTTATTATAAGAAACATCCATTTTTTGACAAAAAAAATCTTTGTCGAGATAATAAAAATCATTTATTAAATCACAAAATATTTCATTACCGGGATAACTAGCAATAATTCCCTGATATATATGGGTGTCAGATAAAACCGTATAAAGAGTATTAGATTTTGTATGATCAAATATATTATTAAAATTTTGAACGGGAACTGTTTTTATATCAATATAAATCCCTCCTGTTTTATATAATACACAATAGCGAAATAAATCTGCTTTATGTGCACCAGTAGATAAATTTTTAAATATTGATACTATTTCATTATTATAATGATTCTTTAAAAATTTAATACAGTCTTCGTCTGAATTATATTGTATGATATAATCAGATGCATATTTGTTTATATTATCCCATACTTTTTGTGGAACAGACGCTTTATCATAATGAGTTAAGTGTATTATTTTAGGAATATATGATGATTTTTTTTGACAAAATACTTTTTGTTTTGTAAACTGTTTGTAATAATCGTCATAAAATGTTATATCTGGTTTCATATATGCCATATATATACCATATATATATATATTTCAATATTATCGCATCTAAATAAAATTGAAATATATTTTAAGTTAATTTTATATACTATTCTATAATGAACAATCAACAATTTATTACAATCTTTCACGGACCGATGTTTGCCGGGAAAACAACGAAACTATATACTCAAATGACTGAGTATAAATATAATAGAACTGGTCATAATGTCGTGTGTATTAATCATAGTCAAAATATTCGATATGGTACTTCTAATTCAATCTCACATGAACAATCAAACGGGGAACACCTTGAAATTAAGGATTGTGTTTCCACACACAAACTAATGGATTTGCTACCAACTCATCTTGATAATGATATATTTATAATTGACGAGGGGCAATTTTACCCGGATTTGGTCGAGTTCGTTAATATCGCATTGAGTTATAAAAAAAGTATTGTTATTGGTGGACTGGATTATGATATTGATAGAAACAGATTTGGACAAGTACTCGATTTGGTTGATATCATTAATGAAGGACACTATACTGTTGTCGGGATTGATGCACGTGTATTTAAGCTGAATAATCAGCGATGTATGATATGTGATATTGAGAAAGCAACGCATACAATTAGACGTGATACTACGAATAATGAACAGGTCGTTATTGGTGGAGCAGATGAATATAAAAGTTCTTGTGCGGAATGCTGGAGATTATGGAAGAAGGGTCGAAATGTGGTGACTAGTAATTCTTAATTATATTAATAAATCAGTGCCAATACACTAAGATGATTCTTTCTTAATTTATGATATGCTAGAGAACATACTCTAAATACATTATGGCATTTTTTATATACTCTGATACTATTATCTTCGTCTTTATTAGTTTTTGTTAAAATATAATTATCATTTAACATATCTACTAGTCTTCGAGAATGATTATATTCTATTGTGAATTTTTTTGGTTTATAGTATACATAATCAGTTGTTGATGTTATAAAATTATTATTATTAAATAATATACTATGAATATCACTTATATACTCACCAATTGAATAGTTAAATTGATTGGTATTATTTCTCAATAAAAAATTAAATAAATCATTAAATTCAACTTGCAAATTATTATACGACGTTGTTCCGCAAAACCTATAACAAGACAAACTTGAGATATATAGTCTATATAGTCTTAGTCTTGCTGTTATGTTACTTACATGTGATATATTATATATATCTTTCATTGAACAATAACTACTTATTTTTAAAATTAATTCATTTGGTATTGTTACTAGCATACTTATGTTGGTATATTTATATATACATTTATATATACAGTTGTTGTTATATTGTTGTTATATATTGAATTTATAAAAACAAATGAGTCATTGTCATTCATATTATTCGACGTATTATGACGATTGGTTAGAGTATGAATCATTTATTGATCAACCTATTTTTGGTAAATACATATCACGAGTTACATTGATTATACTCCGAACTAAATCGATGTTAGCCCTTATTTTAGATAAATGAGTCTAACCCGATTGATATTATAAATTGATTGTCGTAAGCGTAAAATCACTGTATCATATTCGCCAGGAATTTAATAAAAATCGACGACAAATTATCAATGGTTACAATACGATGTCAATGCGTGTCGTTGAATTATTGGTGTTTATGGGCATGACGTGTGGTCTCTACGACGACACCTACGACGACGACACCGACACCGACGACACCGACGACGACACCGACGACGACGACGACGACCACGCCGGCATCATGTACGATGGCATCAATGCTAAGGAAGCGGAATTGGTCCGTCGTCTTAAACAACTGTTTGCTTACCAGCGGCAAATAGTGAAAAGTAGAACTCGCAGTGGAAATGTCTCAGCGATCGGATTCGATCACCACAGTTTAACAGTCCGGGAGAATGACTTGTCGTCCCTCCGTGACGACTTCAACGAAATTTTCAATGGGTTGCCCAACCTGCACGTCATCTTCGCCGATGTTGTGAATTTCGGTAGCAATGCCCAGTTCAGTCTGTTTATGGATGCACTCAAACGTTCAGTTCAAGTTATCACGGTGTTGCCCCAATACGATTCCGTGTGTATTAAACATGGTTGGACACAACCCTATGAGAACGATCCTTCCAAGTGTCTTTGGTGGGTCCGTAATCATGCACAAGATTGACCATAATCACCATGTCTCCATAATCCACATCACCACTTATAAAATTGATTATATAATTATATTATAATAATTAGATGTCTAATACCGAATTACATATAATCGGTAAATTTCCAATTCATATTATAAATATTATTAAGAATTATATATGGGGTGATAGAAATAGTTGGACTATTATTTATAATAAAACATTATCAGAATACAATAATATTTATGCACTTGATATATACAACGACTATTATATTATTTCTAAATTACAAGTATGTTTATGGCAGAAACGATTAAACAAAGATACAGAAATCGACGATAATTTCTATTGTTCCGTGTGTGGGGAGAAGACATTATTTTTTGCGTTTTTATTTAATACGTCGGCACACAGAGATTGTCTTTGTATATTATAAAATTATATAAAGTTTTATATATATAATTAATTATAATAACAATATGACAACAAACCACGAAACTACCCCCGCTGTTGAAGAAACGGTAACCCCCGCTGTTGAAGAAACGGTAACCCCCACTGTTGAAGGAGAGACTTACGCATTTAATGCCGATATTAATCAACTGCTAAGTCTAATCATTAATACTTTT